ATCTTTAGAATCCCATTTGATATTCATTATTTTTACCCATTTGTGTATAATAAAGTGGTCACTTCTGTATATAATATTATAGCTAAGTTGGAGAAACATGATGCAAAAATTTGTACAGTCCGTAGAACCTACCGCAGTTCCCGCTAGCGGTGTGGACGAAGAGGCTATGGCACAAGCAAGTTTATCGACGGAAAAAGATATCAAAACTTTATTGAAATCAGGAGACAATGATGAAACTGAAGATAGTGTCGGGAGGGACCGGTGCAACGACAAAAGTTGTGAATGCCGAGACCAATGAAGAAATAGAGGGTGTCATGGGCTTAGAAATTAGCATGGATGCATTTCATGTAGAAGCCGCGATATTAATTCGAGATCCTCATCTATCTATTGAGGACGTGGAAGTTCAGGAGGTAAAACAGGGTGATTCCGCAGGGCATGTCGGAGCAACAAGTTCTCCAGACAATTGATAATATTGCTAATAGACTCGCAGGTAAATTCAAATTTGGTTACCACGAACTAGAGGATATGAAACAGCAGGCTCGCCTATTTGCATGGGAGGGTTTAGAAAACTATGATGGCATAAGGCCGCTTGAGAACTTTTTATGGACTCATGTTCGAAATCGCCTATATAATTTTAAACGCAATAATTTTGGTAGACCTGATAAACCATGCGACACATGCCCCTTCTTTGATCCTCAAACTTTAAATAGTAAAGGCTATGGTTGCAAGGCATATGATAATCATGAAGAATGTGAACTCTACGCAGGATGGTTGCATCGCAATGCATCTAAAAAAAATATCATGAATACAGCCCAGCTTGACATCGACATTAAAAGTCAATATACGATTGTAGAAGAAACTATTGACAATAAACATATATTTAATTTAATAGACCGATCAATATCAATTCCTTTTCGTGAAGACTGGATAAGATTTACAAATAGTTTGAAGTTATCTAAGGCGCGGCGAGAGGCTATTGTTCAGGTAATTCTTGAAATCTTAAAGGAGAACGACATTGACCCGGAAACGTGGTAAGCTATCTCTCGATGAAAGACGCTTCATTAGTCAAAATTGTTTTGAGATGTCTGTTGAGGACATTGCCAACGCAATAAACCGCACTATATCGCCGGTTCAAAAGTTTATCGATAAAGAGAACCTTAAGATGCGTAATATGACTGACGACGAACATCTGTTGGTCAAATTGCGGGACCGTTATTATTATAAAGAATTGAAGAAACAGTTTTCCAATCCCGAACTTATTTTTTTCGAACACCAGTGGATTGATTATTTTAGACAGTTTACCGAGGACGTTACCCATACAGAAGAAATGGAAATCCTCGAAGTCATCAGAACTGAAGTACTTATCAATAGAGGAATGGAAGATCGTAAAGAAGTTGTAGAAAATATTGAACGTCTCAATCTGTTAATTGAACAGGAAATGTCTCAACCAATGGAAAATAGAGACACGCAAGCCCTTGCTTCTTTTCAAACTCAATTAGGCGCGGCTGTATCGTCAAAGTCAGCCTATATTAATGAACACGAAAAACTGTTGACAAAAAAAGAGCGACTATTAAAAGACCTAAAGGGAACAAGAGAACAACGAAAACGAAATGCGGATGACGCGAAAACTAACTTTACTTCATGGCTACGTCAACTCGACGATAAAAAAGCTAGGGCAAAAGAAGGATTTGATATGGAGGTACATCGTATTGCTGCCGAAAAAGCTAAAGAGCGACTATCACAATATCATGAATATGAAGATGGTACGGTGGATCAACCAATTTTAAATGCGGATACTTTAATTGAGGAATAGGATAATAATGAAAACAGCTTTAGTAACAGGCGTCACAGGACAAGACGGCTCTTATTTATCAGAACTCTTATTAGATAAGGGATATAAGGTTATTGGGCTTAAAAGGCGTACCAGTACTAATAACCTAGATAGATTATCCTCATGTGTGGGTCATCCTAATTTTTCTATTATTGAAGGTGAAATGGCTGATTCAGGATGCATATACGAATTGGTTAATAAGCATCAGCCAGATGAAATTTATAATCTTGCCGCTCAATCTCACGTAGGAAGTTCTTTCGACCAACCCGCCTTTACTTTTCAAGTTAATTCATTAGGCCCTCTTCATCTTTTAGAAGCTATTAGACGATTTTCACCATCTACGAAATTTTATCAAGCTTCCACCAGTGAAATGTTTGGTAAAAATTATACCGAACTACCAGATCTTTTTGACGGACGTACCTGTGAGAAATATCAAGACGAAGACACACCCCTTGCACCCCTAAGCCCCTATTCTATTGCTAAAGTATCGGCCCACCACCTCGTGAGCACATATAGAGATTCATATAAAATTTTTGGGTGCTGTGGCATTCTCTTCAATCACGAAAGTGAAAGGCGTGGCGAGGAGTTTGTTACTCGAAAAATTACTAAATGGATTGGAGAATTTTTAGTTTGGATAAATCGACACGACATTTCATACTCGGATTTGGTGTTTGATGAAGATGAAATATATATACCCGGCAGAGTTTCAAAAGATCAGGGATTTCAGTTTGCCAAATTGCGATTGGGAAATCTAGATGCGCTTCGTGACTGGGGTCATGCCGCAGATTATGTACGAGCGATGTACTTGATGATGCAACAAGAAACTCCAGACGACTATGTGATTGCTACCGGCAATGCCTATAGCATTAAATACTTTTTGACCGAGGCCTTTTCTTTAATCGATATTTGGGATTGGAGCGACTATGTTGTTATTGATCCTAAATTTCTTCGCCCGGCAGAGGTGGATTATTTGCAAGGCAAATCAACAAAGGCTCAACGTAGTCTAGGTTGGTCTCCGAACATACAGTTTAAAGATTTAGTAAAAATGATGGTTGAGCACGATATTGATTATGCGCAGAAATTGGAATGATCCAGCTTATGCCAAATGGCGTAAAGATATTCGCAAGCGAGACAATAATCAGTGTCGCTGGCCCGGTTGCAATACTAAAAGGCGATTAGAGGTTCATCATATTAAAACATGGGGAGCCAATCCTGCGTTACGATATTCTATCAACAACGGCATTACTTTGTGCCGAAACTGCCATCGTAAAATTAAAGGAAACGAAGAACACTATGAACTTTTTTTCTTAAAACTGCTAGAGTGGGGCGCTAGACAATGAGTAGGTTTACCGTAATACGTGACACACGAGAAAAGAAAGATCATGGATGGTGGTATGAAGAAGACGCCTATTGCATCGGAACCGAAGTATTAAAACTAGATGTGGGCGACTACAGCATTAAAGACAAAGAGCATGTGCTGTGTATAGAACGTAAAGAGTCAGTGTCTGAATTTGCTGGTAACTGCGGAGAAAAGAGATTCTTAAAAGAGCTCAAGCGGATGGCTTCTTTTCCTCACGCTTTTTTACTGTTCGAGTTCGATTGGCACAACATAGAACGATACCCCACCGGTTCTTCTGTACCTAAATCCAAATGGTCACAGATTCGCATTAAAAGTAAATATATGATGCGCGTAATTGCGAGTGCTCAAATTGAGTACGGTATTCATGTGTTGGCGTGCGGAGATAAAAAGAGAGCCGAAAGTATAGCTTTTCGAATCATGAGGCATGTTAATGACCTATAACGTAGAAACTGCTGAGCATGCTTGGTTGAACTTAACTAAAGCAGATATTACAGACATACAAAATCCTCTGGTTGATTTAACGCAGCACGATAAGGATCATTTGCATTTATATGTTTTACGGCTAATGAAACAGCCCAAATATTTTCAGTGGACTGTCAAGCACATATTGGGAGTTGAACTTCTTCCTGAGCAAGTTGTAATATTACAAGAGCTTTGGAGTCGTGCGTTTCCTATGTATATCGCGAGTCGAGGCTTTGGTAAAAGTTATGTGTTGGCTATTTACGCCCTATTAAAATGTATCTTTATCCCCGAAACTAAGATAGTCATTGTAGGCGCAGCCTTCCGTCAAAGTAAAGTTATTTTTGAATATATGGATACCATATGGAGAAATGCTCCCATTCTACGAAGTATATGTAGCGACAACAGTGGTCCTCGTCGAGACGTAGATAGATGTACTATGCGTATTAATGACAGTTGGGCTATGGCGGTTCC